ACCACGTACAAATGGCTAATTACTTAGCCGCCCATGACATGAAATTCACAATGCCGGACAAAGAGTCGGCACCCATACCATTCCTAAACCGCTATGACGCAGATTTTTTGAAGCGCAAGAACAGGTATTCGGAAGAGTTGGGACATTACGTTGGAATGTTGGAAGAGGCATCAATCTTTAAGTCTCTCCACAGTATCCTCAAATCCAAGCAAGTGACACCCCATGAGGTGTGTACGCAAAACGTAGATGGCGCGTTGCGTGAATGGTTTTTTCACGGACGCGAGGTGTTCGAGCACAGGCGCAGACAGATGCAGCAAATTGCTGCTGAGTGTCAGCTGCCCTGCAGGACATTAGACCAGGACTATGATTCCCGTGTAGAGGAATGGAAGTTAAAATATAAGCCACAAGCTGGCAAGAGATTCAACAGTCAAACTTGGGCTGAAGATAAACAGTTAGATAACAAAAATCTCACAGAACTATTAGACCTCAAGAAGGCTATTATGGGCTGTGCCACTGACTTCAACGCCGAAGCAAAAATTGATCTCATTTATGAAAGACTACACACACTTAGTTATCTTAACACAGAATCGGATTCGTATGGATTCAGTACAATTACTGGTTCATATATGAGCGACATCAGTGAAATCACTACACCCACTGCTGTTGCGCATGAAGATCAACTCGTTCATCGAGTGATCAAGGATCTAGGGAAACCTACAGCCCTAGAATATACTGTTATTATGGATAATATTGGCAAGGGAGACCTGCTTTATATGGACAACGAAATCGCAATTACTATTGAATGTAAGCGCGTTATCGGTAGACCAAGTCACCATGCCAAACAAGTAGTAAACCAAGCAATCAAGTATGCCAATGTTCTGGCTATTGTGCGTCCTGATCTTACCGTGTATGGTATTACCTACACTGAGTATGGATACACTATTGTTGAGGTGATTGGGGAACCAAGATTCCCTGAAAAATACGCTCATCTACTTGATTCTGCACCTATCAAGGTGTAGAAAACATCCGACCGGTACGTCTTTAAACTGCCCGGGGACGTCACCCAACGTCATCGTTACTCTAAGGAGAAACCAAAATGGGAAATCTGTCACTGATTACAGACGTAGACATTAGGTTCAACATTTCCTAATGCGCGGACTGCTTTGGCATTTCAAGAATGAAGCGAACATGCTTCCTGTTATTTAGCAGGAGTGGTTATTAGCCCCACAAAACAAAATATCAATAGGCAGAAACACTAATGCATGTATCTGACCCGTATCAACAAATCGTATTACCAATTTTTATTACACACTAGCTAGACATCTAGCAATTTTGAATCGCTATAGAAAAC